TGAGGCTTAAGTACTAATGGAGCCTCTGCTGGATTCTCTTTTATATTCTTAATCCAATTTTCCAGAGAATCCTCACTCTTAGATCTACTATAAGCCCATTCTACAACATCTCTCAAATCTGGATCCGTAAAGCCTAGATCTGAAAGCATAGAAACTCGAGTATATTTGCTTTCTGCTTCTTGGAGTGATTGCTCCAAGGTGCTTACTTTTTCTTGAAGTGTTGAGATTTTAGTAAGTTCTCCAGATTGATTATCTAGTGTATCCTGGAGAGCCTTAGCGGCTTCCTCTGCTTGTATTGCTCTTGAGCTTAGTTTAGAGATTCGATCTTTAAAGGCTGCTTCTATATCAGCTTTTAGAACGTACTCCACTCCCTCATGGTTTATTGTTTTCATTGTTTGTACCTCCATTAATATGGTTTCTTTGTGTAATATATCGAATAAATGCGGATTCTGCTAACTTCTTATCATCCCAAGCCATCTCCAAGGCTATATCTAAAAGGGGCTCGATATCATGCAAAGGTAACCAGTGATCATTCGCATTGATATCGTCTAATATTTCTCTCCTTTTCTGATAATAACAGCAGTCAGGATGGACCAATCTAATAAACAATGACAGAGCCCAATCCTCGCAAGAGATCCACTCGATTATCGAGTTTTTGATTTCTTTTATTGGTAGATTGCACTCCTCGCAGTTCATCACATAAACTCCGCTCGCTCTCTTCTTATCTGAAGAAGATATTCCCTCGCTTCTCGCTGGTCCATATCTTCATACATCATCATAACCGCTTGAACTGGTGAAATTAAAGAAGCCTGCATTTTTGCTATTATATCTTCTCGCTGGGCTCTCATCTCATCTGGGGTTAATGGCATAGAGTGATAGCTTACTCTGTAGCCTGCTTCAGGTAGAGAGGTATTAAGAAATCTATTTGCTAGCATTGCTGTTTTTGCTAATAACTCTTCATCTCCTAAGCGGAAAACTGGAGCGAATTTCTTCTGGGCTTCTCTTTGTCCGCTCTTTGAAACTGCAAGAGCATAACCAGAGCGGGGATCTCCATTAGTTCTGCTCAGTTCACTTGGAGAGAGTCCTGCAGCTAGTCCCACTCTCATCTCATACTTAGAAATGGATTCGAGCAGAGCATGGGGATCCGTTGGAATAGAAAAGGAACCGACTAAGGGCTGCCCTTGTGCATCTGGATCCTGAGTGAATACTAGAATAGAGGAGGGATCTGTAGCGATAGAAGATCTCCGGGCTATCTCGTTCTGGTCAATCTGAGAGAGTCCAGCAACTGAGAGACCTGCTACATATTTCTGACTCCAGCAGGCATCTCGCACAAGATGAACCCACATTGAATACAATACTGCAGAAGTTAATGAACCATAGACCATCTGAGAAGCATTATAAGCATCCCAGAGAAATCCAGTTTTCTCAGCATGATATAGAACTACAGGGAGGAAGGGATTCCCATCTCCATCTCGATAAGGATAATCTTCTCCTCTATGGGTAGGATGACCCATGAACTCAACGCTCATATCCTTTCCTAATGATCCATCTTTTCCGATTTCGAACATTCCGAATATTGGTTCGCTTGGATTTCGAATATCTAAAACATCAGCAACCCAGATAGGCTTCCCCTCGAACTCTCGGAGCCTAGCCTCCTGATAATACACGGGGATATCTGGCTGGTCTGGATGAGCCTCGCAATATAGAAGATCTGGAGTAACTATTCTATATTGGATACCCGGTGCAATAGTTGGAGCCCCTTGTACATGAGGATTAACATCTATTCTAATTGCGCTTTCTCTTAATCCGATTACCATCTGCTGGGCTCGCTGCATAAGCTGCCATAATCCAGCCTGGGTAACTAATCCCTCTCTAGCAGTTAAGGCAGATATATCCCCATTCAGATTAGTAACCGCTGGAACCTCATGATATAAAACAGATAATTGTCTAGTGATTTGCTCGAATGGATTGGAGGAGAGATCTGCAGGGCCCCAGGCTTCTCTTCTATCTGCTGGGAGGTGTCTAGCGAGTTCATCCTCTAGATCTTGCTCCCATGCTCCAATTATCATTCTTTTTCTTAATGCTGTATGACTCCAGCGTTCTTGCTCATCTGCAGTAGGAGCGAGGGGCTTGATAGGAAGATTAATATACATTTTAATAGATCCTTAGTTTACCGGGGATATTTAGTTTATTAGTTTCTAGGGTTGGAACTACACAGTATCTAAGAGCATCTACTGAATGGCCCCACTCATCTCTACTTCTTGCACTCTGGTTTTTCTTCATGGTCCACCGCTGCAGCGAAAGGATCAACCGCTCGCATTTAGGGTGAATGAAAAATTGCCTTCGAGCCATAATCGAATGTATCATAGCACTTCCATAATATACACTATATCGAGGCTTCTTGATAGTACGAATTCGGAAGGGAAGATTACCCTGGGGATAACCCATAACACGCTCAAAAGCTTTCATTAAGAGAGAGTTAGACATCTTTCCTCCTCCTGAGCCTCCATAATGTATATTATCCCCGGTCCATCTGCAGCTAGCAGCTTCAATGGAGTTTCTAGATAGCATCTCCAATATTGCCCGAGCATGAGCTTCAGGGGGTGCGGATCCGCTTACATATTCATCGAGAACATAAACCCAAGGCTTAGAGCTATCGCTCATTTCTACCGCTGCAAGGATTGCTACTTGTGCATTCGGTTGGCTTCCATGATCTACTCCAATGCAGAAGGAATAATTACCCATTGGAGCTGGTTCCTTAGATATCATATCTTCAGAGAATTGATCGAATACTCTACCCTCAGGGATACCCACTACCCAGTCTCCATTTAGCCGCGCTGCTCTGTCTATTGGGAGGTAAGTCTGGGAGATTGCATCGATTTGCGATTGGGATATTATCGGTTTGCAATACTTTGGAGTAGTTTTCTCTACTGTTAAGGGGGCCCGATGACAGGTAACTCTTCCATCTTCTACTAGCTGCTTCAAGTAGGAGACATCTTGCCCAACTGGAGTCATTGTTATTCCTATAGTCCCAGTAGTACCTCCCGCTCCACCTCGAAGAACACGAGCAGCAAGCTCTCCCCATACATCTTGGGATACAGGTTCATCGATTGCAACATAAGCAACTGTAGCAGAAGCAAGTCCGAGCCCCTGGTTAGCTGTCTTAATATGTATCATGCTCCCATTGTTAAATCTTACTACAGGATGGATACCTCGGAAGCCTCTCCCCGGTACGAATTCACAAGAAGGATGAAGAGCATCCTTAGGACACATCGCAAATAGTTTCTCTTGAATGGTTACGCTCTGCTGGTGCGAGTGAGTAATTAAGAAAGCTTGAATAGGAGGAGGATCAGTTTCTAGATAAGGATGAATTCCTAAGCATCTATATAAGAGTTCTGCTGTCTGAGCGTAAGTTTTACCAACTTGGTTTCCTCCGAGAAGGAGCTTAATCTTACTCGGATCCTTGAGCCATGCTTCCTGGGGTTGAGTAGGACAAAAATAAGCGAGAGGATTCTGATTAGCTCTATTCCTTAATCTTCTTAGATTCTTAGTTGTATTCCTTATGCTCATTGGAACTTAATCCCCATCGCTCCCGCTCCCTCTTTTATTGTCTTTTCTATTGGTTCTTCTCTTAGAAGGGATATCTCTTTGCACACTAGGAAAAAGTATTCTGTTTTTGGGTTCGATAATCCGGCCCTCCACTTGCACAAGAGAGAAGGATGAGAGCCTATTCTTCCAGCTAACCAGCTCAGGCTCTTCTCGTGCTTCATGAGTTCTAACTGTACCCATAATCCAAAGTTCATCTTCTACCCCATGACAATCACAAGGAATGCACTCGCATACCTCGCAGTATTCCTCTATTTTCGAGTATCGAGAACTTTTAAACATTTATCTATCTCTATCTCCATATTCTTACACTCACTTAGAATGGAGATGGTGTTATTTAGATTAGCTATCTCTTCGCATTCTGATTGGCTAGCCCCATCTCCTTCTCTTGTTTGTAGTCTGCAGAACATCTCACGGCATAACCCCTCCCCATTCTTACTAATAAAGGCTTCCGAGCATGGAACCTCTATTAAATCAGGAGCAGTTAAACTTTTTCGGATCTCTATCTCTTCTTTATGGATTGAGTTTTGAAGCGTTGCAAGGCTGTTGATAACTTCCGCTTGATCTGTGGATAACTTTTCCCAGTTCTTAGAGCGGTTTTCTAGAGAAATGATTGCTCCAGTAGTTAGAAGCGAGCCTCCCATTGCAGAGATTAAGATTATCTGTAAAACTGTCATTTTTTCACCTTAGGAATATGAATTACATCTTGCATTGAGTGTATCGTACCCTCGAGCCTCTGTCTAAGGATTGGAGGTAAAGAAACTATAGCAGAGGTTATCTCGCTTAGAAGCTGTTCATCTGTTAATCCATCAAGCTCATCTCCT